TTTTTTTTTTTAAAAAAATAATAAAGTTGGAAAAAAAAAGATGGCGACTCAAACCATTCGGAGAAAGAAGAATCTTCCTCTGGGTCCTGGTTCAGTTGGCCAAAGCCTTTCCTTTTGCAACCATGATCTTGGAGTGTGCTGCCATGCGTTGGCGCGCAACTCAAGTCTTGATGGAAGGGGTGCGTGCATCATATTGTCAACCTCGTCTTGGGTTAAAATTTGCGCTCGCGTCATCCATCGTAAGCTCCTGGGATCAGGCTTCTTCTCCTTTGCTCTTAACTCTTTGATTATGAGAGAGCATAGTGAGTGAAACCTTTCCGAGCATCCGCAAGCTGAGTAGGCTAAGCCTATTGCTGCAGCAAGCAGTTGTTCTTGTGGTCCGGGAGTTTCGGGAAACAGTAAGTGGCGAAGTAAGTCTTCATCTGAACGAATCGGTAGTCCGTAAGAGTTAAAGTAGCTCAGGACTGACATTCCGTTTAGTCTGTGTGAAAACTGTGACTTCTTGTCATTAAGCTTAGCATTAAAGTAGTGTTTTGCACTAGCTGAAAGCTGAAGCAAAAAGTCTGGTCCATATACGCTTGAAAGCGCATCGTAAAAAGCACTGAGTGAGTCATCACCCTGTACTCGGGTCCAGAACAGCGGATGCCAAATATTGATTCCTAGGCTTGATAGACAAGTTAGTTTCATGATCATATTTGCAAATGAATCTAAGATTTGCGTTTGTTGAAATCCTGATCCAAATCCGTTGTGGTTCCATTTGAATAGTTCTCCATTTGGCAACAAAATTGGCGTGTGCTTAATTGAATGGCACATCCATTTCCATAATCGCTCGATGCGAGTAGGATTTGTTTTACCATGTGGATAAAAGGAAGTGGCTTGGTATAGGCTGAAGTCAAGATAAGAACGCCAGATCTCGTGTACTTGGTCAATTAATTCGAACAAAAGTCGCTTGTCGAATTGAGACCAGTCAAGTGAAAGATAGTGGTGTGGTGTTCCTTGTTCGTGGATTTCAGAAGTAAGTTTCTTCCATCCTCCTTTGATTGTTTCTCTTCCCCAAAGCATTCTGCCTGTGTTCTCTTCGTTGAGATAGGCTGCCTGCAAAGGCCAGATAAACATGTTTTCCGCCATTAGGAGTAGTTTGGTGGCTCCAAATACTGCTCTGATCTTGTCCGGCTCATTGTGAGCAACGACATGTGATCTAGCATGTAATGTGTTCCAGTAGTATGGTTGTGGAGTGTCACCGTTCCAAAATGGGGTTAGTCCATCTTTGATAAAGTGAATTAGGGATCGGTTATATTGAAATATCTCGTTGTAAAGATTATGAAAAGAGTGAAAAGGGTCAGTAGTAATTCCAAATGCGTGTTTGTTGCGTAAGTAATCAACTATATTGATTTTCCCTTCTGAAATATGAAATGAGAGTTTTTCGATGTGCTCCTTCAATTTCGGGTTTTCTGATTCATTATCTAAGTTACGGAAAGTTGGTGAGAACTTGAAATCGGTAGTATTCCAAGGTGCTTCCGCATTGGGTTTCAAATTCCAGGGATAGTATCTCAAGTCCGGAAAGGAAATTGGATATATTCTTCGTCCTGGGTGAAAAAGCTGCCTGGTCTTTTCAACAGCAGAGAAGTAATGCTCATCTTTCGGTATGTCAAATTTCGGAAAGTCAAACGTCATAAAGTCTGCAATAACTGCTTCGTCCGTAGAATCGGATCGTCTGTTTGATAAAGCTTGTTGAACTTCATCTTCAGAATAGTAGTATCGTGCGTATTTTGTGACTCTGTCAATTCGAGATTGGGCAAGTTCGGATAAGTCAATTCTTGGCCTGCGTCGTTGTGTGTGGCCTGGTAGCGTGGTAAGATATTCGATGTTCATTTCGCTGATTGTGCGTAGATATTATTTTCGTTGAAG